TGCCGGACGTGACGGTTCCGAAATCGAAGCCCCAATCGAGCGCAATGGCGGTCGTGATCGGCGCGCCGGAGTTGAGCAGGCCATTGAACGGAATGATCGGGATGTTGAGCGTAATGCCGCTCGCGGGCGTCGTCACCAGCGTCATCGCGGTGCCCGATACCGTATTGGCCGCAGCCGCGATATTGGCGGGGGCATGCAGGATCGGGATCGCGTTGACTTGTTCGACGAGGGGCGCGGCCAGGAAGGCCGGCACGCGGCCCGTGTAGCCCTCAACCGTATCCTTCAGGAAGACGAAGCGGGGATCGGGCAGCCCATAGCCATTGAAGATGGCGCTCGGGCCACGATCCGGGTTCGGGTTCGGGAGCAGGACCGTGCCGCCCGGCGACGCTTCGATTTGATCCAGGTCGCCGCTTACGAAAAGCGGACCGGAGAAGTTGGTGGCGCCCATCGGCTTGCCTCAGTTTGTCGGAAACGAGGCTGCGCCGGCGCGCCAGTCGTCATAACCGATGTAGTAGCGCTCGTAGGCCTTGACGAGCAGATTGTCGGTCGTGAAGTCGACCTGCATGGAAGTCTCGAACGGGACGCGATCCAGCCCGATGAAGCCGCCCTGATCGGAGCAGACAAACCACGCATAGGGGCTCGTCAGGAAGTCCATGACCAGGTAGCCGTCGGCAAGATCCTGGTTTTCCTTGATGGCGTTGATATCGTTGTTCGCCGTGCCGGTGCGCAGCGGCGTTTCGAGCAGCCGCTTGGCGACATGGCGCAGCTCGACCGGAACCAGCAGCTTCTTGCCCTGCGCGCCGATCAGAAGCGCTGCATTGTCGCGGAAGCGACGCACCAGATTGTTGAGATAGAGCAGCGACGCTTCGTTGAGGCCGATCTGATTGATCGGCATGTTTGGCACCGTCGCGCCATCGACCGGATGCGCGGTCGAAAACAGCGCCACCCCATCGCCGCCGACCGCCGAATTGTAGACGTTCCCGGTGTTGAACACGTCGGCGGCGATGATTTCCTTGGTCTGGCGAAACGACTTGATGAGCCCGAGGTTCGTCGGATCGAATTGCTGCTTGTAGAGATTATCGTCCATTGATTCCCGCGAGAACGAATAGCCGAGCCCGATCGCCACATGAATGTGCGAATAGACGAACCGCTGGCCCGCAGCGTTGTCGAAGTTGGTCGGCATGCCCTGGTTTTTGAGCCCGGCAAGCGGCAGATACCGCGCCGACACGGTGCGCTCGACCTGAAGATCGGAGTGCGTCCAGGCGAACACCTGCGATTGCTGCGTCGGGATCTGGTTGTAGTCGCCCTTGATCTTGCGCACGCCGGGGAGCAAGAGAGCCGGGATCTGGGCGGTTGTGACTGCCATCGCTCAGCCCCCTCAAATGCCGGTAGACGTGCGGTACTCAGAAGTATTGAGCACCACATCGAGGTAATTGTTGGTTGGCTGCCCGGCCGCTGTCGCAAGGTTGTAAGATGACACCGGGTCATAGCCGAGTTGGAACATTTGCGAGAGCCCGACGATCCGAAGCGGCAGCGTCGCCGTGACGTTGTTGTAAGTCGTGGCATCGAGATAGGCGGTCGAAATGCCGGTCGTTGTGTTAGGGGCTCCGTTTTGCGCAAGGTCGATGTTGCCGCCGCGATCCAGGATATTGCCGGGGTTCGACGCGTTCGAGCCGCCGAGTTGGGCAGTAAAGATCATGTTGGGGTCGTCGTAGATCAGGCACGGGATGTCGCCCGCCGGGCTTTCCGTCCCGGCGTACCATTGCTTGTTGACGACCTGCTGAAGAACCGTGTCGAAATACGGCAGGCAACCGGCAAACACGCCGAGCGAATGAGAGTCGCCGGCGGTGTAGATACCCACGTAGCCGTAAACACCCGAACCGCTGCGGGTTTCGACAAGATCCCCGAAGCCGAGGGCCGACGCGTAGCTCTTTTTGATGTAGTAGAGGTTGGCCTGATAGGTCGGGGCCGCGCCCTGAAGCTGACGAGACGGCCGCAAGCCGAACGGAACCAAATTGAGAGTCGCCACGGCATTGTCCTAGCCGCGGGCCAACCCTCAGAGCGTCGTCAGGCCGGATGCCGCCTAAATGGCAGCGCTCATCTCAGCGTGAGAAAGCGCCATCTGGTGGATCGAAAAAATAGAAATAGCACGTTGTCAAGAGGAATCAGAGAAGAGGCCGCACCGATACGTCAATCTGCGCAGCGGGCGTGCCGTCGGCATTGACCCGGCGGGCGAACTCGCGACCCGCATCACCTGCCTGCGCGGCGGCCAAGCGGCTCGCCTTCTGCTCATAAGCCATCTGCTTCTGTTCGGCGATGGCCTCTTGGGTCAAGCGCATGGGCCGCATATACATGCGCTGCCCCTGCCGATCGATCGTGGCGCGGCGCCAGCCGGGAGGGCATAGCGTCGGGAAGTGCGAAGCCGGCACGGCGATCCAGCCGCCGCGCGCGATCTCGGTCTGCCCCGATGGATCGATTTCCTGCCCGACCACATGGGTAGGCCACCACTGATAATCCCAGCCCTGGCGCTGGCCGCGCTGCGGGATGTCGAATTCCGATCCCGATGTCCGTGATTCACGCGTGAGGGCCGCGCCATCGCCATAATTCTCGACCGCAGCCTCCAGAGCCGCCAGTTCGTCAGATTGCTCGGTCGGCGCTGGCCGCGGCATGGGGCGCTCCTTTGCGGTCGAAGCGGCGGGCAGACCGCGACTTTTCTCAGCCGATCGTTCGCGCGCAACCTGGCGCTTTTGGCGTGCCTTCTCGCGCCCCGCCGCCATGCGGGCCTTGAGTTCCGGCGACATTGTGCGCCGTGGCCGATCTTCGCTCATCGATAAACCCCGTCATAGCGCAGCCCGGTATCGCCACCGGCGCGGTCGATCTGGTAGATTTCTTCCTGATCCTTCAGGTATTTTTGAAATCCCGTTTCGTCGCGCCCATAACCATTGATACGGGCATACTCGCGCAAATCATCGACCGTCACGGCCGGCCCGAAGCGCTGCGCCACTCGTAGCGGATCGATCTGGCCATTGTTCTGACCAGCCGGTGCGGTGCCGCGCGATACCGGAGCGCCCATCGATGATGCTGGTGCGCGCTGGCGCTGCGGCTGGCCGCGCGGTTGTTGCGTGGGTTGCTGGTTCACGTTATCGCCTCCGTTCTGATCGCCGCGCTCGAACGCCTCGAAGCGTTCGAACCGCATCATCTGCTCGTCAAGGGCGCGGAAATAGGCCGGCGTCCCTTCCTGAATGCCGTCATTCGTAATCGTCGAGTGCGCCGCAACGGCATGGTTGTAGTAAGCCGCATCGGAATAGAAGCGCTGATGCGAGTCCATCCACTGCTTGGCCGCCGGCGCCACCTGCATGGAGCCGCCCGGCGTCGTGACGGTCGATCCAGCGTCTTGGCGCTGTTGTTGCTGCTGAGCTTCCGGATTCGGCCGCTGCGTCTTCTGCGTCGCCAGATAGGCCTTGCGGTCGTTCAGGCTTCGCAGGGTGGCGCGCGCCTCCGCGAGCTTGTCGAATGCATCCGCAACCGCGACGTGATCGCCGGCCGCCTGAGAGGTCGCGATGGCGTTTTTGGCCTGTTCGGCGAGCGAGGTCTGCGCTTGGATCGATTGATCGAGCGCCTGTTCGTGCGCCGTCGTGGCGGCCGAGCCCGCATCCGTTGCGCGCCGCTGCGCTTCGTCGCGCTCCCGCGCTGTCGCTTGCTCGCGCGACCGGGCTGCATCGCGTTCACGCTCCGCCGTCTCGCGGGCCTGCCGCGCTTCCTCGACGGCCTGTTCGGGCGATACAGCCTCGCGCTGATCTTCCGAGCCGCCGACCGATGGCTGGCCGGGCTGTCGCGTAATGGTCGCGGGATCGGGGAGGTTCCTGTTTCCGCTCATCTCGCTCACGCCAGTATGTTGGGGTCGTCGAGCCGCCCATACACGTCGGCGGCGTAGAGAAACTTGCTCGGCCAGCCGGCCGCGTACTCGATGCCCAGCGCCTTCAGGACGCGGCTTTGCTTGGCGCCGGGTGCGCAGATCGAAACCCCGCGGGTGTTTTCCTGAAGGGTGAAGATCCAATCGCCGACCCTGAGCGGTCGCTCGCCATAGCGGGGATCTTCGGCATCGACCTCATGGCCGATCTTAAGCACAAGACAGACTTTGCCCTGGAATAGATCCTCGGCCGCGAACTTCTGCGCCATGAAGCCGCGGCCCGAATCGTAAAGATCGAACAGCGCCTCGCGCGACAGCACCTCGCTTTCCGGGATGCCGAGCGACGGCGACAGCAAAATGCCGCTGCGCACGTAAGGCGCCACGAGCAGCTGCGTGCCGAAAAGATCGATGTTCGCGATATCGCCGACCGATGCCAGGATCTCGCGGCGCGCGTCGTACCGGACGAACCGATGCAGCGCCGCATTGGCGTACAGCTCTTTAGACAAGGATTCTGCTCCTACTCATGTCCGTCGTTTGCCCTTTTGACAAAATTGTCGAATTCTTCGCGCGCTATCCGCAAGCCATGGATCGCGCCCGCCTGCTGGCGGTAATCCTCGAACGTCTTGGCCTCGCCGGCGATCAGCGGCGCGGCAAGCTCGTGGGACTTTTCGTCGAGCAGCTGCCGATAGCGGTGCGCAAATTCCGAGAATGGGATCATTCGCAGTCGACACGACCACCTGCCTTGCGGCGAGTGTGGCCCTTGACCTTGACCATATCGGCCATGCCGGCTTTTTCGAGCCGACCCTCGCCACCGCCGGCACCGCCTTTTTCGACGAGCCGGCCGCCGCGCTTCATCATCCCTGGCCGCGGCGGCATCGCACCTCCGCCGGGCGGCATCATCGGCGGCGCGCCACCACCGGGCGGCATTCCTCCAGGCGGCGGCATGCCAGGCTGGCCCGGCGGCATTCCGCCCATCGGGGGCCGCGGCGGCATCGGTGGACTGCCCATCGGGGGGCGCCCCGCCATCGCACCGAGCTTCGTCCCGACCTGTGCGCCCTGCTGAAAGGCCATCTGGCGCTCCGGTTCGCCACCGCCGGTCGCGATTACGATATTGACCTTGGCCGGACCGCTGCTGCTCTTGACCTTGCCGCCTCGCGCGAATCGATCGGCCCGCGGCTTGCCGGCATGGCCCTTCACCTTGCCGCCGCCGCGCAATGGCGTTAGTGGTTTGCCGGGATGATCGTGGCGCTCGTGCTTGTGAACCCCATTGGCGACAGCCTCGCGATCCTGCTTTTCGTCCGATATCCGACCGCCGACCTTGTAGCCCGAGCGGCGAACATGCGCCTCGGCGAGCTTCTGCTCCTCGGCGCGGACGTGGGCGTGCGGATGACTCATGTCAAAATGCCCTCGGCGGAACGGTGGGTTGCGATTGACGCAACCTTTCTAGCCCTACTTCGTGTGCGCGGTCAAGATTCGCCTGCTGACCCTCTTGCGCTCTGTCAAGAGAATTCTCGTGCAATTTTGCCATATCGGCCTGAGCTTGGGTTGCGTCTTTCATGCGATCGGTCTGCTCGCCGATTTCCGCAACGCGCTCCTTGCTGGCGCGATCGGCTGCCGCCGTTTGGGCCTGTAACTGATCCGACGTCAACCGCCCCTGCGTCTGGATCTGCGTGGCTTGCAACTTCGCGTTCGCGGCGATCTCTTGTGGCGAGGGCTGGGGCGCACCTTGCGGCGGCGGCTTCAAGATCATCGCATCAGGGTCCGGGTCCCGAATGACGCGCAAAATACGCTCTAAGGCGAGTGGGGCGTTTAGGAGGTCTGGGAAAATCTGCTTCAGTTGCCCGTAGGCAATGGCCCGCATGATGCGGTGGATGTGCGACGGCGTATTGGGGTCGCTCGACGGCACGAGGTCGAGATCCTGAAACTCCTCAGCGGTCTGCCATTCGCGGCTCGGAGATTTGTTGAACTTCGTCAGCAGTTCGGGCTCCTCGGCGATCAGCTCTTTGAGGAGTTCAAGCTCCTCGGTCCGACTCTGGTGCAGGCCCTTGTGGACCGCAGCCATGACTTTGGTGCTTTCTTCCAGCATCGAGATCATCGTGCCGACCGGAATGTCGGCCGTCCCTTCGCCGACCGGAATTTCCGTAATGGACGCGAGCTTGCGACCGTTCTCCTCAATCTTGGCCGTGAGGGCCATGACATTCGGCGACAGATCCTTGTACGGGATCGGCATCAGGACATCGCCGATGCTCTTACCCATCCCAAGATTCACTTCAACAGAACCGCCCGGCGGAGGCCTGACGCGCGTCGTATCGCCGCGAAACGTCCCTTTGGAATGCACGAACCCCGGAAAGATCGCGTACATCCCAGCATCGATCGTCTCGCGCTCCAGCGCCGTCAGGGCGCGCTCGGTATTGCCGAGGATGTGCGCATAGCCGAGATAGTAGAACCCGAATCCGGGGATCAGCCCGAACATCACATAGCGCTGCCGGGCCTCAAAATTATCGTCCTCCTCGCGCCAATTACGCCGGATCTCCAGGATGCGTCGGCTGTCGCGGTCGAGCGAAACCCGGTACGGCAGCGGCAAGCCGGTCGGATCGCCCTCGTCGTCCTCGTGTTCAAAGCCAGCAAGATTCAGCTCGCAATAGCACTCGTAAATGGTGTGCCGGAAGTCTGCCGGCAGCTCCGGGCCGGGCCGAATGCCCTCAACGGACCCCACCACCTCCTCAATCGCGGTCGGCGTGTCGATCGGCGTCGAAAGCGGCTGGTTGAGCCAATAGCCCATCCATTGCAATCTCTTAACGTCGGCGTTGCGCATCATGATCCGCTCGGTGACGCGACCTGCCGTCGCTAGGTGGACCGCTTCGTTCGAGACGATCAGGTTGTCGGCCTTGACCCACTCGCTGACGGCCATCCGGCGTAACGGGTTCTTGTACACCTTGCGGAATTGCGTGCCGATCGGGCCGAGCGAAAACAGCATGCGCGAGAAATCGCGGTAATATTGCCGGTCGCTCGTCGTCAGGTAGTGGTTAAAGTCAGTCTCGAATGCCTCAGCCATCTCGTCCCGGTCGGCGAAAGCGCTATCCGCTTCGTCGAGCGGAGGGCCGCCGTTTGCCCCCATGCCGAGGCGGCTTCCCTTCATCTTGTCGTCGCGGACCTTGACCGGGCCTTCGGCGGGCAGGAACTCGGCCTGCGCGTTGGCCCAGAACTGAAGCGTCGCTTCAAACATCAGGGTGTGCCAGACCCTCGATACGCTGCCCTGGGCCGATACCTCACCGCTCGCTTCCTCGTAAATCAGACCGAGGAATTCGATCGCCTTTTCGGTGATCTTCTCCCACTGCTTGCGGCTCTGAAGGTCAGCGTCGATGCCTTGCAGCAATTCGGTAGCGATCCTGGCGAGCGCACCTGGATCGACATGCTCCGCGAGGTTGGCGCCGAACTCGCCGCGCATGAAAGATGGCTTGTCGTCCTGTTCGGTATCCTCTGGCTCGCCGGGGTCGATATCGTCCGCGACCTGCCGGACCTGAGCGGCCACCTGGCGCAACTGGATAAGCTCGGCGGTCGATTGCTCCGGCTGCCGGGGCGCGCCGACGCCGCCGTCCGTGACGACTGGTTGGAATCTTCCAAGTCCGCGTGCTTCGCTCATGTTCTCACTTGTTCCCGTTGATTGCGAATCGGCACGTGCCTACCTTAACGCGCATGTGGGCAGATCGCGTCGCTATCCTGGCCGCCGGGGCGCTCGTGTTCCTGGTCTTCTTCGTCCCAAGCATTCTCGGCAATGAGGCGGATTTCTCCCGTGGAGCGTCGCTTCTGGTATCGATCCCCGCCGCGACTTGGCTCAAGATGCTGGCCATGACGGTCCTGCCGCTCTGGCTCTTGCTGCGCGGCCTCGACCTGGCGTTCAACGGGCCGGCCAAGCGCGCGCGGCGGCGGCGCTGACTCGTCATTGCGTCACCTGAGCCTGCGGCGGAGCCAGAGCGGTTCGTAGCTGGCTCGCCACCGGCATGAGGCTCGGATCGGTCCTCGCCAGAACGTCGAGCGAGCCGAGCGCACGCTCGATCCCGGCGCTCGCCGTCGGGCCTTGGTTGACCGTCGATGGCAGCGTATAGAGCCAGCGCGCCACGGTCGGCGACATCAAGAGTCGCGGCGCGCCATAGCCGCCCGCAAGCGCCAGCGTGGTGGCGATCGGATGAGACAGAAAATCCTGATAGTGCTCGGCCGCCAGCACGGCCGCACTCGTCTCTCCGACCACCGCCCCCATATGGGCCGAGCCCGACGGGTTGCCGAACCGGCTGAGGTTTTTTTGCGCTCCCGCGACGCGCGTCAGCGCCTCGATGTTATCGCGCTGCGGCGTCCCGGCCGCGCCGAACAGCGTGTCCTTTGCCGTATCGGAGATTTTGTTCCAGTTTGTCACGAAGCTGGCCGGCGAGAACGCCACGCCGCTCACCACATCCTTGGCGCCCGCCGTTGGCGTTCCTAGCTGCCGCATTACGGCCGCGCCGACATTGTTCCAATCGTCCGGCGGCAGAGAGCGTTGCAGCGAACGCAGCAATCCGGCATTCGCCGATACTCCGGTCCCGGCCGCTCGGTTGATCTTGGCGAAAGTCTGCTCAGGCGATCCGCTCAGCAGCGGTTCGAGCTGATCGATGCGTTGCTGGCCCGCACGGTAATAGCCGTTTGCCGCCTGAAAGGCTCGCGCGGCCTGCGGGCCTTGCGCCTGAGCCGCATTACCAAGATCCTGCGACATCCCCGCATAGACGCGCGAAAGGTCGGCACGCGGGATATCGTTGACCAAAGTCGGCTCGCCGAGCGAGCGTCCGATGAACGACCGGAATTCCTGCAACTCAGGCACCGTCA